ACTTATGGAAATCAAAGCATTTTCTGAAAGTAAAGGAACTACAGCCAACGATCTTTACGTTGACTACGTTCAAACTATACAACAAAGATAATAATATTAATCTGGGCTCCTTCGGGAGCCTGGGTTTAATAGGAGATAATAAATGCCAAATGTAACAAGTATAAAGTCACAACGATTTACTTTTGTAACTGACACTGATGCAATATCAGTTTCTGGCACTGCAACAACTTTAGTATTACTAGATAGTGGTCCGTGGGCAAATGCTCAACAGGTTACTTTAACTTCTAGTGCTAATAACACAGGTATTACTTTTACGGTAGTTGGAACAGATGCTAATGGAGATGCACAAACAAGTGCCGCAACTACGGGACCAGGAGCAGGTTTAACAGTAACTGTAGCTGGAACATGGAAAAGCGTCACAAGTATTACAGCAAGTGGATCTATTACAACTGATATTTCAGCAGGTATAAAAGGTGGTGCCACAAGCGGAACTTTTTATGCTGGAAGAACTAGAATTAGAGGAATGACTGGTGTAGGTGCTGGAGCTGGAATTATGTATTTTAAAAATACTTCTACTAGCGGACTTACTCAATTAACATTAGATATGAAAGCTGATACTATCGATCCATTTATTCCAGATAATGGAGTTATGTTTTCTGATGGAGCATACTTTCAAATAACAGGAACTAGTCCAACAGGATTGACAGTATTCTACGACGGATAGGAGATTAAATGGCAATTTCAACAACGGCCACTTTTGAATCTACCTTTTCAATTGACGAAGTCATCGAAGATGCTTACGAGAGATGCGGACAACAAAACGTTACCGGTTATCAATTAAAAGCAGCTAGACGATCTTTAAATATTCTATTTCAAGAATGGGGAAATAGAGGAATTCATTATTGGGAAGTAGGAAACACTAACTTAGACCTTGTGGAAGGACAAGCTGAGTATATTTTTTATAGATCAGCTGATGATGGTACAAGTGCTACTACTTCTCCAACTAATGGTCTTTATGGTTTCTCAGATATAACTGAAGCTAGTTATAGACAAAATTATTCAACACCCACTGCATCCACAGATCAATCGGATTCACCTTTAACAAAAGTTGATAGATCAACATATGCTGCTTTTTCAAATAAAGCTGCTAAAGGAACTCCTTCACAATATTGGGTTCAAAGATTTATAGATAAAACTACAGTTACATTTTATCCAACACCAGATTCAACAGCCGCATCTAATTATGTAAATTTATATTATATTAGTAGAGTTAAAGATGCAGGGGCTTATACTAATGTTGGTGATATACCATATAGATTTGTACCAGCAATGGTTGCAGGTCTAGCTTTTTATCTTGCACAAAAATGGGCTCTCGATAGAGTACAACAATTAAAATTATTTTATGAAGATGAACTTGCAAGAGCATTACAAGAAGATGGTTCACCTTCTAGTACTTATATTTCACCTAAAACTTATTACCCGGGGGCATAATGGCAAAATTTTCTAGAGGTAAATATGCACAATTTATTTCGGATAGATCTGGTATGGCTTTTCCATATTTAGAAATGGTTAAAGAATGGACAGGTGCAAGAGTTCATATTTCAGAATATGAACCTAAACAACCACAAGTCGATCCAAGACCACATGGTGCAGATGCACAAGCTTTACAACATGCAAGACCAAGAAGTCCTTCGGTGCCGACTGCAAGTCCATTAGACAATGTTCCATTTGTTACAAACGGAACTACAACTTTAAAAGTTTATCAACAAGATAATGAAAGACAAACAGGTGATGCTGTTAGATTTACGCAAGTTAAAGAAGCTGTGGGCGGTGTTCCAATTACAGCTTTAGAATTAGATACAACTTTAAATGGGGATGTAACTGCAAATGCAACAACAATTACTTTGACAGATGCAACATACTTTCCAACTTCAGGATATTTTGTAATTCAATCTGTTAATGCTGATACAGGATTATATGATAGTGAGACTATTAAATACACAGGTAAGGCAGGAAATGATTTAACTGGATGTACAAGAGGCACAGCTTCTCCGACAAGAGGTAATACACCTTCTTCTACAACAGCGGCAGCTCATTCTTCAGGTGACAAAGTTTATGGATCGTATATAATAACACGAGTTACTGAAACTGTTCCATATCCCGGAGAACCATCAACTCGAACTGTAAGTAATTATTTTACTTTAGCTTTAGTTAATGCAGCAACTTCAACAGCAACAGGAGGCGGAGCATTTGTTTTTGGTGGACCACCAAATCAAACTAATCAGTATCCGAGATAATTATGGCATATACTATAGACAATTTAAGAGCTGATATTAGAAATCATACTGAGGTTAGTAGCACAGTATTAACAGATTCGATTTTAGATGGATTAATTGTAAATGCAGAAAACAAAATATATAGATCTGCAGACAATGATGACAATAGATTTTATGATACTTCAAACTTAGTTATTGGAAATAGATATATGAATATTCCAGCTAATTTAAGAATTATTAGATATGTTCAACTTAAGGATACTACTGTTACACCAAATGTTCAAATTTTTTTAGAAAAAAAAGACCCATCTTATATGGCTACTTATTATGATACTCCGGGCACTCAATCAGGAATTCCTAAATATTATGCTAATTGGGACGCTAATTATTGGGTTGTCGCACCTACTCCAAATGCGGCTTATGAAATTACAATGGCTTATATTAAACAGCCAGAAAGCTTAACTACGATTTCACCAAGTTCTGCTGGAACATATCTATCAAATAAATATCAAGATTTGCTTTTATATGCTTCTCTGATAAATACATATGGGTACTTGAAAGGACCAGCAGATATGGTACAATACTATCAGCAGCAATTTAATGATGCTTTACAAACGTATGCGATTGAACAACAAGGTCGAAGACGTAGGGACGAATACCAAGATGGAGTTATTCGTACACCTCTTAAATCACCAAGTCCATCAGATTATTAAGGAGATAAATAAATATGGCAAATGTAATACCTTTCTCTTTTAGAGGTGCTTTATTTTCAGGCAATCATGATTTTGCTTCTGGAGGAAACACTTTTAAATTAGCTTTGTATACAGCTGGATCTGGTGCACCGTATTCTACTGCTTCAACAGTTTACACTTCAGGAACTGCGAATCAAGTAGGAACGTCTGGAACTGGATATTCTACAGGTGGTAATACTTTAACTTCACAAGCAGTAGCAAGTGCAACTGCAGTAGCATCTGTTGACTTTGCAGATTCTGAATGGACATCTGCTACTTTCACTGCAGCTTATGGAGTAATTTATAATAGTTCAACAGTAGATAGTACAGCTGATAGATTAGTTGTTGTGTTAGATTTTGGAGGAAACAAAACTTGTACTAATGGTACATTTAAAGTTACTTTCCCTGATCCGGCTACACCAAGTAATGCTATTTTAAGTATGAGTTAATAGGAGATAAAAAATGGCTTTAGTAATAAATGATAGGGTAAAAGAAACTAGTACTACAACTGGTACCGGTGCAATGGCACTGGCAGGAGTTGTGTCTGGTTTTGAAACTTTTGCAGCAGGCATTGGTAATAATAATGAAACTTACTATGCTATTTTTAATACTGGTACAACTCAATGGGAAGTTGGAAGAGGAACTTTAGATGGATCTAGTGCAAACCTTGCACGAACAGAGGTTATCTCTAGTTCTAATTCAGATGCAGCAGTAAATTTTACTTCAGGCACTAAAGACGTTTTTTGTACAATGCCCGCTAGTAAAACAGTTTATTTAGATGCAAGCGGAAACCCGGTGGGAGCAGCGAGCGCAGGTTTTGCATTAGCAATGGCGGTCGCACTTTAGTTAGGAAAAAAATATGGCACAAGATTTTAGAAACACTTTAACTCGAGTCATTGGAACAGGAGATACTACTATTTTAACTGCAGGAAATTATGATGCAGTTATAGGAATTAGATGTTGTAATGTTTTAACATCGACAATTAAAATTGATGTTAAAATTGCAAAAGGAGGAGCAGACTACTTTTTAGCAAAAGGAGTTGTAATTCCACCTAATTCAGCTATCGAATTAATCCAAGGCGGAGCTAAGATTGTTTTAGCTAGTGGTGATGTATTAGAAGCAGTTAGTGATACCGCAAGTTCATTAGATGTTTGTTTATCATACATCGATACAATTAGTTCGTAGGAGGAATTATGACGGCAGTAATAAATGGAATCCAATATATTGGAGGGCAGTATAGCCCTAATGAATTTATACCTAATCAAGCAGCAACGATTGATGGGACTCAAACTGTTGAAAATGCAGTTCTTGCAGGCCCAATAACTATTCCGGCAACAATAACAGTAACAGGGACGTTGGTAATAGTATAATGATTC